CGGCCCCTGCCGGTTCGTAGGTAGGTTGACCTAGGTAAGTAGGGCTAAAATCAATAGCGGCCATCCTGGTGAGCCTGGCGGGTGTTTTTGAAGGTTAGTTGAACCATAAAAACCAGAGGTACGGAATGAAGTTTCGTAAAAAAATGAATTCTGCGACAAAAAACACGCTCATAGCGGCGCTCAATATCGAGCTGCCCGGTGATGGATCGGTCCCCGACTGGGTGCAACTCATCCCTGCCGGTATCGAGATCAAAGGTCGCGACGGTCGCAAATGGCTGAATGATCATCCTGAATCCATCCTGGCCGCATTTGCCGCTGAAGGCAAAGACCTGCCGATCGACTGGGAACACGCCTCGGAACTAAAGGCGGTCAACGGGGACGAAGCGCCGGCGGCAGGCTGGATGAAAGCTCTGGAGATGCGCGGGGGCGAGATTTGGGCGCGGGTCGAATGGACCCCAAAAGCAACCGATCAGATCAAAAATAAGGAATACCGGTACTTAAGTCCCGTTTTCATCTACGAAAAGGCCTCCGGCCGCATCGTGCGGATCACGTCGGCGGGCTTGACCAATCAGCCGAATCTGTATCTGGCAGCCCTAAACCAGGAAAATATTGATGAAAATTTATTGCGAAAGGAGAAAGAGACTATGAATTTAGCAGAACTTCTGGCCGCTCTTGGACTCGCGGCAACCACAACCTTCGAAGAGGCCATGAACCACGTCCGCAAACTCAAGTCGGACCTTGCAACGGCCCTCAACCGGGCGGAGAGCCCTTCCCTGGACAAGTTCGTCCCCAGGGGAGACTACGACAAGGCGCTCGAACGGGCAACCAATGCGGAAACGGCCCTTGCCAACAAGGCCAAGGAGGATCTTGAAACGGCCATTAATACCGAAATCGATGCAGCCCTGAAAGCGGGTAAGATCACGCCGGCGACCAAAGATTATCATATGGCCCAGTGCCGATCGGAAGGCGGTCTGGATCGATTCAAGACATTCGTCGCGGCGGCTCCGGTCATCGGGGATCCCAGCAAACTCGACGGCAAAAAACCGGATGGCGATGGCGGATCGATCGACGAAACCCAACGGGCCATCAACGCCATGTGCGGCATCGATGAGGAAACGTACAAAAAATACGCACCAAAAGAGCAGTAACAGGTGACGGGTAACGAGTAACAAGTAGGAAAAAAGGAGAAAAAACAATGACAGCATTGGTTCAGGATAAAAAAACGGAATTCAAGGAAGGCGTTGAACTGCCTTTTCTGGTTGCGGCATTGACAAAAATGTTTGCCGGAGCGTTTGCCTGTGTGAACGCGGCCGGATACATGGTTCCAGGTGCAGACGCAGCCGGACTCATATTCCAGGGGATCTCCAGACAGAACGTGGACAACTCCCTGGGAGGAAACGGAGACGCGATCGGTCTCGTCCACAGGCGCGGCGTGGTTAAAGCGACCCTGGGACATGCCATTACAGTGGCCAATATTGGCGATAACGTCTTCCTGGTGGACGACCAGACGGTGGACCTGATTGGCAATGTTACCAATGGCATATTCGCTGGAATCATCGCCGGCTATATCGATGCCACTCATGCCTGGATCGATATCGAACCGGCTATTAAACAGGCCGATGTGGCCGCTCACATAGCAGACGGCTCTGGGGCTCATGCTGCATCAGCCATCTCGCATGCCGACGCGGGGAATTATTTCCCGGCTGCGGTCGATACCGTCGAGAAAGTCCTGCAGCATCTAGCGAAAGGTCCGCGTTGGATTACCTTGCATACCTTCACCGGCTGGACCAAAGACGGCGCGGCCCACAATATCGCATTGCCTGCCATTGAAAGCCCGGTTCCGATCCGGATCAAACGCGCTTACGCCAATCTCGGCGTGGCTTCTTCTGCCGGTCATACCCTGGCGCTCACCCTGAACGGAACGGCATTGCTATCGATCGCTGACGCCGCTACCCAGGGAGAAGCGGAAGCTCTCGATATCGCCATCGCGGCAGACACGGATCTCATCATAGCGGCAAACGAAACAGCGGGCGGTCTGGCAGAAAACTGCATGCTCACGCTCCTCGCATATATAGACGACGGAGAGTAATTAAAAAAACAGTATCGAGTCACGAGTGACGAGTAACAAGTAAAGGACCCGTCACCATTCACTTGTCACTATTTACCGAATTTTAAAGGAGAAACAACATGATTATCAATGCTGCAAATATCCAGGGAATGACAAAGTCATTCAAGGTCATATTTAACCAGGCATTCGATGCCGTCGCCACGATGTGGGCATTGGTCGCTATGCTAGCCCCGTCTACAACTAAAGAGCAGGGCTATCCGTGGCTCGGTGATTTCCCGACCATGAAGGAATGGCTTGGAGACAGGGTCATCAAAGACCTCTCAGCTTATGACTATACAATCAAAAACAAATCCTATGAGGCCACAATTGGCGTTGATCGAGATGACGTCCAGGACGATACCATCGGACTTTATACACCCATGATTCAAGGATTGTCCCAGGCAGCGGCCGAGCATCCGGATATTCTGGTTTTCGCATTGCTCAAAGCCGGCTTTACCAGCCGCTGCTTTGACGGACAATATTTCTTCGATACCGATCACCCCTGGGGCGATGGTTCATATTCCAATTCTGGTGGCGGTGCCGGAGAACCCTGGTTCTTAATGGATCTGCGGCGTCCCATCAAACCCATCATCCTTCAAATGCGCAAGCGGCCTGAATTTGTCTCGATGGACAAACCTGACGACGAAAATGTCTTCATGCGCAAAAAATTCTTTTACGGCGTTGATGACCGCAAAAACGTGGGATACGGCCTGCCGCAACTCGCCTACGGCAGCAAGCAGACCTTGAACGCGGATAACTATAAAGCCGCCAGGGAAGCCATGATGTCCCTGAAACGCGAGAACGGCGAGACGCCTCTCGGAATCGTGCCCACACATCTGGTGCATGGCCCTACGTTGGAATCCGATGCGAGAACGGTTATTGAGGCAGCCAACAAAGAAGGCGGCGCGAGCAACATCTGGTATCAGACGGTCAAGACAATCAACGTGCCCTGGCTGGCGTAAATTCAGTAACGAGTGACGAGTAAATAGTAACGAGTAAAGCGGCGACGAGTGATGAACCGCTCGTCGCCATCGTAATCAGAAAAGGAGATTTCCCATGAAAATATTAGCAAGATCACTCCCGAAGACATTCCGCAGAGCAGGAATCCAGTTCACGGAAAACGAGCAGAAATTCGATGTAGATGAAAAGACGCTGCTCATTCTCGAATCCGAAAAGATGCTGGTTGTAAAGAGGATCGCTGAGGACGATGGCGACGATCTCAATGCAATGACCGTGGCCCAGCTAACAGAGGCGCTGGTTGAGATCAATCCGGACATTGACCTGAAGGGTTTAAAAAAAGCGGACCTGATCGAGAAACTGAAAGAGCTGAGAAAATAGGGCCATAATTTTTAAACTCGGCCCCTCGAACCCTTAGCACATGAGGTACATCATGAAAAAAATTTTAACTGGCATTGCAATCATCCTCGTCATCCTGACAGCCGTCGCATTCGCCCAGGCCGTCGATACCGACCAGTACACACTTTTGGGTGGCGCGAGAGCAACGGGTGCAGGAACACCGGTGGCCCTGACGACCGTTTACAACACCTTTACTTGCCAGGTGAATGTCTCCGGATCACCGACCGAGGTCATTGTTTATCTGGAAGGCAACATAACGGGCAGCACGTATAGCAAAATGGCCTCCTGGACGCTATCGACCGATACCGACTACGCCAACGGACAGGGCATGTTCAGCGTGACGAACATGCCTGCCGGAAACATCCGTGGACGTCTGGTTACTCTGACCGGCGGCACATCACCCAAAGTAACGATGATCTGCAAAGGAGTGCTGAGATGAAAAAGAATATTCTGTTCATCCTGGCCATTGTTTTCCTGTTCCTGATTCCTGCGATCGCGCCCGCCTGGGAAACACACGGCCCAGGTGCGGGCTCAACCTCCGGAACCCAAATGGAATGGAAAGGCACAAAGAATTCGAGTGATATCCCGATCCTCGACGGGACCACCAATCCTGTATCGGTCAAATCAGGAACGCCGGATACACATTTCTCATCGGCTGTACAGCTTACATCCGGAAGTGGCACGATCACACAGATAGACAAGAATCACGCCTATGTGATTTGCACCTCCACCTGCACCGTTACGGCCAAGACGCCAACGGCAGGAACACCGACAGAGCTTTGTGCGCAAAACGACGTCGGCTCAACTGGCGTGATCACCCTGGCCATGCCGACCGGCGTCATGATCTCGAACCAGGGCCGCACAGCCTACGGCACAGCAGGCCCGAGCCACGGCCTGACCTCCGGAGGAACCGCTACGGATTAGGTCTGCATCGTCAGCAAAGACGCGACCCACTATAACCAATGGAGCGCAACAGGCTCCTGGAACCCGTACTGAGGACGAACATGAAAAGAATAATCGTAATAGCCATCCTGATTCTGCTATGCGCGTTCCCAGTCCAGGCCGGAATAATGACGGGAGTAGCGGGTGCGAGTGGAGGAGTAGGCGCGGCTCTCTGCGTTGATGGAACTCACGATTCAGCCGGGAACACCATTCTTCTTTGCGAAGACTTCCCAGGAACTGGAACAAATAAATGTGATGGAACGAACAATGGAGGGAACGGTGTTTGGGCGGGGGCCGGGTCCCCAGATTGTACCCGGACGGCCCTTAAATCCGAGGGTGGTAAATCAGTTCTTATTGATTCCACTTCAGTGGCGTCCGATATAGCAAAGTCCTTTACGGCGTCCTCTACTGTTTATACAGCGATTATAGAGAAGTGGCCCGTATTTCCCTCGGTCAATAAAAGCATTTTTGCTCTTCGTTCTTTGGTAACTAACCGAGAAGTTGTATCTGTCACATCAGGCGGGAAAATATATCTCTTACATGGAACGGCTAACAATACCTCTTCGGCAGCAATGACAGCGGACCAGGTTTATATTATTTGGGCAAAGTACGTAGCCGCGTCGGCCAGCCCCGGAAGTGACGGAATTGGCATGGCCTGCTTCACGACAGACAGAACACAACCTGCCATTTTAACGGAATCGAATTGTAATAACATCGCTTCCTATGCAAATTGTGCTTGTACTGCAGTGGGAACATCAACACAGTCTCCTAGTGAATTATTTGTAGGGTCAAGCGGAGCGGCTCTGTCTAATAATAAATTTCATGCAGATCGCTTTCGATTAAAGATTTCGCCATTGGGGAGCAATCATCCATGAAAAAACTTGCACTATTAGCTTTGATTATATTTTGCTTAACAACGTCCGCGCAAGCTGCGTGTGATGCCGCTAAATGCATTCAAAATTCGACCAATGCGTGGACGGCGGCAACATGCGATAAGGCAAATGTTCAGGAATGTTTTACAAATTGCGCTGTAAGCGGTGACACAGTCAACATACCCGCAGGTTCGTGTCAGTGGGATCAGCCAAATAGCTGGACTCCTTCGGTTTCCGTACCTAGTTCTAAGAATTTGAATATAGTTGGCAGCGGTGTCGGATCAGTCACAATTACTGGTGGAGATTCTTGTCAAAAGGTTCTTAACCTTGGTGGGAGCGCATCAAAAGTATCTAATATTACATTTAATAAATCGGCTATTTTAGCATCAGGTTCGGGGTGGCGCATACACGATAACGTGTTCTACAATCCAGTTGAGACAGAGTGTTATGCGATTCAGCCTATAACTAGTAATGCATCCATGATGTCTGCCGGTTTAATCGATCATAACATATTTACCAACACTGCTATTGTTTCGAGTGCCGTTACTATAGACGGCGTGGACTACTCATCTTTTTCTTGGGCCACACCGACAGGTTTTGGTGACACTAGCTCGGCAACGTATATTGAAAACAACACCTTTACTGGAGGGTACATAGATGCTGCAAGGGGTGGTCGTTTTGTTATGAGATATAACAAAATGACGAATACGCCTCTTGCCCCGCATGGTGTACAAGAAGCGGTTAGCTACAGATCCAATGCAAGAATGGAATTTTATAGAAATGCAATTGATAGTGGCGTTGGATTTGGTGAGGCCGGTCCTCGTGGTGGACAGCTCTTAATATATGATAATTTGGGAACTGGAACGCACACAAATTTTATGTATATTGACAATCAAACCTCCACTCGCTACGGCGATTACCCAGGCGCAGCAACATGTCCTTCCCCATATAAAGGCGCGGCTTGTGACGGCAGAAACCCAAGAGATGGAAATCGAGCGGGAATGGAAGGGTACCCGTGTCGGGATCAGTTTGGAAGAGGGGCTGATGCCAGTACATATTATTACATGACAATATCTAATATTGTTAAAACAAATTCAACAACCCTAACTATCACTTATACGACACCTAGAAGCCCGAATGGCACCGCTGCAAATGGAACAACAGCCATTATAACTGGTGTTGTTGGCATGACAGAGTTAAACGGCAATACATATGCCATAGGGAACCTCAACACTACGGCAAAGACATTCACCATCACCGTAGCTGATACAGGAGCATTTACTGACTATGTAAGTGGCGGACTAATCACGTCAACTTATTCTCAAGCTCTTTCCCCTTTATATTCTTGGAATAATGTGATGGGAGGCGCAGATAGATCAAACCCCCAAGTTTGGGCTGAACCGAACCCTATTACTGGATGTTCTGACTGTTCAAACACGAATAGGTACCTTTTGCACCTGGTCGCTAATAGGGATTTTTATTATTCTTCCGGTGTCCAGACAAGTCCGTCTTCACCTTTTGACGGGCAAACAGGGATGGGTTTTGGGCTGCTTGCAAACCGACCAACAAATTGTAATTCATTGCCGGTGCCTACTGGTATTGAAGGAGAGGCTGGAGGGGGTGTTGCTTATTGGGCGACTGATGAGAAAAAGTTGTATCGGTGTTCAAGCACAAACACGTGGAGTGTACATTATGCTGAATCATCTTTTCCTCATTCGTTAGATACGGAACATGCGTTGTACTCATTAAAAAGTAATTGCTTTGGAATGGACACGGACGGTTCAGGTTGCTTGTATATGGGGGGAGCAATCACCCACACCGTCACCTTCAGTCTCGGCTTGCACGGCACCCGAGCGGGCGGCGGTGATTTAAGCCAGACCGTTAATCACGGCTCTTCCGCAACATCCCCTACAGTTACCGCCAACACGGGTTATACATTTCTCGGGTGGGATGCATCATTCAGCGCAGTGACGGCGGATCTCACAATCACGGCGCTATACGGCACGGATAGAGTAAATTCACCATTCTGGACCAGAAATTAAAAAGGGGAGCACTCAGGCTCCCCTCTTAGAACTTTGAATTTTACGCTCTTTTAAATAACCGGATTCCGGCAAGACCAAGCGCAAGCAGCATCAGGGAAGCAGGTTCGGGTACTCCCGTTGGATACTCGGGCGGATCATCGGTCTGGCAGGTGAGGCAATTGGCGAGCTGATAATTGATATCGATCGCGCCGCCGATTTCCTCCAGCGTCGAAAAATAAAGAGTTTCCAAGTTGATAGTCGACGTTCCGGACCACGAAAGCGTTTCGCCAATGGCTGAGGGTGTCCAGTAGGCCAATTCAGGCGGGGTCTGGTTAAATGTGAGATTCGGCCCGGAGTGATCACCGTTTGCCCAACTTAGAAAATAGAATGGCCCAACGGGAAGAGCATCGATCACAAAATTGTTTGGGAGAAACGGCGACGAATTGTAGGGACCGTCCCCAAAGATGATCCAGCTCCAGCCCTGGCCGGAGGCCCATGAATCATCCTGGTTGGTCAAGCTAAGGTCGAACGAATAGCGGTAAGAGCCTGAACCAAGATCGGTAACGGAATAGTTAAGAGTCAACGGCGACGCAAAGACGGTAGACGAAACCATGACAAGCAACACGGCAATAAAAAATGATTTGATTCGCATAGCACCTCCTCGGGTATTTTTTCCGAAGAAGTTTCTAAGCAAAAAATGTGCAAAATTTGTAAGCATACGATTACGCTGCATAGTCGGTTTTTTGACCATAAAAAATGAGGCTAAAACTGTAAAGGATGTTTACACAAAATCGGTAAAGTTTACAGCGGCTATTCACTATTTACTTTTCACCATTCACTGGATTGGAAAATGTACTGCACACAACAAGACATCATCGATCGATACGGAGAATCAGAGCTGATTGTAGCCGCCGATCATGACGGAGACGGAGAGGCCGACGAAAACATAGTTGCCAAAGCTCTGGAAGACGCCTCAGAGGAGATCGATACATACCTGGCTAGCAGGTACACCCTGCCGCTTAACCCGGCCCCGGCCATCCTGAAGCGTTTGTGCGTCGATATGGCCTTGTATCACATGTCCATGCCCCCGGCGATCACCGAGGAGAAGCGCAAGCGCTATGATGACGCAATCAAACTCCTGACCAAAATCAGCGAGGGCAAAGTTACCCTCGGAGCACAGGACCCGGTAGAGGCTACGAGTTCCGGCGGCGCGTTCTTCCAGGCGAATCCAACGCATTTTACGCGGAGGCGAGGTTTATGAGCGGTGTCGGACTTGTCCATGATTTTACAGGACTCGATGAGTTGCAATCA